GTGGTAACATTAGTGCTTAATCTGGTACAACTACTATGAACAACCTTGTTGTTGATGGTAACTTAACAGTTGGTGGTACAACAACTACAGTTAATACTGAAACAATTAACCTTGCAGACAACATTATTACTCTTAACAGTAATGCAACTGGTTCAGCTACTCAAAACGGTGGTATTGAAGTTGAGCGTGGTGACGATACTAACGTAACTCTTCGCTGGAACGAATCAAGCGATAAGTGGGAAGTTACTGAAGACGGATCAACATATAAAGAGATTCTTCTTGATGGTGATGTTCCAGATAATGCTGCTACAGCAACTGCTCTAGAAACAGCTCGTAGTATTGGTGGTGTATCATTTGATGGTACAGCTGATATTAACCTTCCAGGCGTAAATACTGCTGGTACTCAAAATACATCTGGTAATGCAGCTACTGCGACACTAGCTGCTTCTGCTACTGCACTAGCAACTGCTAGAACAATTGGTGGTGTATCATTTGATGGTACAGCAAACATTAACCTTCCTGGTGTAAATGCCGCTGGTAACCAAGATACATCTGGTAATGCAGCTACAGCAACAGCTCTTGCAACATCAAGAACAATTGCTCTAAGTGGTGATGTTTCTGGTTCTGCATCGTTTGATGGTACAGCAAATGCTACAATTACAGCAACAGTTGCTAATAACTCACACAGCCACACAATTGCAAATGTTACAGGTCTACAAACTGCATTAGATGCAGCATTTGTATCTGCTTCAGCAAGCAATGATACAATTACATTCACAACTGCAGGTGGTACAACATCTTCAGTAAGTATCTCAGACGCTGTTCTTTCAACAGAGCAAGTCCAAGATATTATTGGTGGAATGGTTTCTGGTAACTCTGAAACAAACATTGCTGTAACATATAATGACTCAACTGGTAAACTTAACTTTAGTGCAACAGGTACAGCATATACAGCTGGTACAAACTTAAGCTTAAGTGGATCTCAGTTCAGTGTTGTTGCTTCACCAACGTTCTCTGGAACAGTTACAGCTGTTAACTTCAACGCAACTTCAGACGAACGTCTAAAAGAAAATGTTGAAACAATCGCTGATGCAGGTTCTAAAGTTGCAGCTCTTCGTGGTGTAAACTTCGATTGGAAAGCAACTGGTGAGAAAACAATGGGTGTTATCGCTCAAGAAGTTGAAGCGGTTATCCCAGAAGTTGTTGCAACTGATGATGAAGGCATGAAATCAGTAGATTACCAAGCAATGGTTGGTCTATTGATTGAAGCAGTTAAAGAACTTCAAGAAAAAGTTGATGCTCATGAAGCAAAATGTGAATGCGGAAAGTAATATAAATATTACAAAGCATTAATTAATTAGGATGGAAAAGTATGGCGAATCCAAGCACAAGACAAGAATTGATAGATTATGCATTAAGGCGCTTGGGTTCGCCTGTCATCGAAATTAACGTAGATGACGAACAAATAGAAGATCGTGTGGATGATGCTCTTCAGTTTTACCAAGAGTATCATTCAGACGCAACTATGAGAATTTACCTTAAGCATCAAATTACTGCTGATGATGTATCTAATGGATACGTGTCTCTAAATGATAATATTCTTTATGTAAAAAGAGTATTTCCTATTGGTGATTCTCAATCTTCAATAAACATGTTTTCAGTTAAATATCAATTACATTTAAACGATATATATGACTTATCATATATCGGTGATTTGATGTATTATGAAATGGTACAATCATATATTTCGCTTTTAGATATGAAACTAAATGGAAATGGTGAATTTGTCAGGTTTAACCGCCATATGAACCAATTGCATTTAGATGTAGATTGGGGAACAGATATTAAAGAAGGCGATTACATTATTGTCGAATGTATGAGAATTGTAGATCCTTCTACATACTCTGATGTATATAACGATATGTTTTTAAAGCAATATGTAACTGCATTAATTAAGCAGCAATGGGGTGCAAACCTTATTAAATTTGAAGGAATGCAACTACCTGGTGGTGTAACATTAAATGGAAGACAAATGTTTGATGACGCCACTGAAGAAATTACACAAATTAGAGAACAGATGCAACTAAATTATGAGATGCCTCCAGATTTTTATGTAGGATAATTAGATGGCGACCAATGTTTACTTTTCTCAACAAGTAAGATCAGAGCAAAATCTTTATGAAGATATTGTAATAGAATCATTAAAAATGTACGGGCAAGATGTTTATTATTTGCCACGTACTGTTGTTTCCGAAGATACAATTTTAAATGAAGATATTAAATCTGTATTTAGCGATGCTTACATCATTGAAATGTATATTGCTAATATAGATGGTTTTGAAGGCGATGGTAATTTACTTTCTAAGTTTGGTGTTGAAATTAGAGACCAAGCAAACTTTATTGTTTCAAAAAGAAGATGGGAGCAATATGTAGGTTATCATAATAATGACGTAGAATATCATAGGCCTGCAGAAGGTGATTTAATTTACCTTCCGTTATCTCAATCTTTATTCGAAATTAGATTTGTAGAGCACGAATCTCCTTTTTACCAGTTATCAAATCTTCCAACATATACTTTGCAATGTGAGTTATTTGAATATTCTGGAGAAACAATTAATACTGGTTTCCAAAACTTAGATGATTTAAATGAATATGTTGCACAGCAAAAAACACTAATCATTAATGGCTCTAATGGTAATCAATTTAAAATTAATGAGACTGTAAAGCAAGAAATTTCTTCTGAGCCTGGAGAATTTGTAACTGGTCGTGTTGTCAAATATACTAATGTAGATTCTAATACAACGGAATTAATACTAACAGACTGGGCAACAACCAATGGAAAAGTTCAAGACTTTGTAGTTGGTGGATTAAATATTATTGGCGAGGAGTCCGGAGCAGAATGGTCTATTGCTAACGTATATGATGTCAATGATGCGCCTTCGTCTAATGCATTTGCAAATGACGGACAAGCACAAAACCAAGATTTTGAATTAGAAGCAGATGGAATTATTGACTTTACTGAGACCAATCCATTTGGTGAGATTGGAGGTTAATTATGTTAAATGAACATTTTTATCATGCTTCTATTAGAAGAACTATTGCTGCTTTTGGTACTATCTTTAATGATATTAAAATTGTCAGAAAAGATTCTGCCGGAGAAGTAAAACAAATTTCAAGGGTTCCATTAGCATATGGACCTAAGCAAAAGTTTTTGGCAAGATTAGATACTCAACCTGATTTAACAGATCAAAGAGTGGCAATTAAATTACCTCGTATGTCGTTTGAAATTACTGGTTTGACATATGATTCTACAACTAAACTTCCTAAAATGAATAAAGTTACTCGCCAGAATACTCTTGGTGATTATACTACTAGAAATACGCTATATACTTATGCCCCATATACGATGAGTATTCAATTAGCTATTATGGTAAAAAATCAAGATGATGGTCTTCAAATTGTAGAACAAATTATTCCATATTTTCAGCCAGATTATACAATTACAATTAATGAAGTTCCAGATATGAATATCAAAAATGATATTCCTATTGTATTGAGTGCTGTAAACCTTACAGAAGACTATGAAGGCGATTTTCTTACTCGTAGAGCAATCATATATACTTTAGATTTTGATCTTAGAGTAAGATTCTATGGTCCTATTAAAGAACAAAAGGTCATTCAGCTAACTGATGTTGATATGCTAGAAGGAGCAGTAGATGACTTTGGCTTCTTAGAAGAATATATTGCTGATGGTACATCTGCTGATGGCGATATTGATGCTGTAGTAGAAGGTAAAGACGAAACTGATGATGGAGCAATTACATAATGGATAAGAATAAAGACGATATTGATGACGATTATGATTTTGCTCGATCAAAGTACTATAATTTAGTTGAAAAAGGTGATGAGGCAATTGATCTCATGATGGAATTAGCAAGAGAGTCTGAGCACCCTCGTGCTTTTGAAGTATTATCTAATATGATGAAACAGAATGCTGAAATAGCAGACCGTCTAATGGAACTCCAAAAGAAAAAGAAAGAAGTTCACTTAAAAGACGCAAAAGCACTTCCAAGTAAAATGACTCAAAATAATGTTTATGTAGGTTCTTCAACAGATCTACAAAGAATGTTATTAAAGAAGATGGAAGAGCAAGATGTCATCGAATCTGAAGAATAATGAACTAGGCTATCTTGGTAATCCAAACGTTAAGCGCGATGGTGTTGAACAAGAATGGTCTGAGCTAGAAATAAAAGAATACGCAAAATGTATGAAAGATCCTTCTTATTTTGCGCGTACATATTTAAAGGTTATTTCTCTTGATAAGGGTTTAGTTCCATTTAATTTATATCCATATCAAGAAGAAATGTTTAAGCATTTCAACGATAATAGATTCTCTGTTGTTTTAGCGTGTAGACAATCTGGTAAATCTATTAGCTCGGTTGCATATCTTTTATGGTATGCTATTTTTAATCCAGAAAAAACAATTGCAATTCTTGCTAACAAAGGTTCTACTGCTAGAGAAATGCTAGCACGTATTACTCTTATGCTTGAAAATATGCCATTCTTTTTACAGCCAGGAGCAAAAGCTTTAAACAAAAGCTCTATTGAATTTTCCAACAACTCTAGAATTATAGCTGCAGCCACCTCAGGGTCTTCTATTCGTGGTATGTCTGTAAATTTACTATTTTTAGACGAATTTGCATTTGTTGAAAATGACGCTGAGTTCTATACTTCAACATACCCAGTTGTATCTTCTGGTGAGTCTACCCGAGTAATTATTACTAGTACAGCAAATGGTGTTGGTAATGTATATCATAAAATCTGGGAAGGCGCAGTTCAATCAACTAATGAGTATAAACCTTTTAGAGTAGATTGGTGGGACGTTCCAGGTCGTGATGAAGCTTGGAGACAAACAACAATTAACAATACATCTGAATTACAATTCCAGCAAGAATTCGGTAATACTTTTCACGGAACTGGTAATACTCTTATTGCTCCAGAGATTTTACTTAAGCTCCAAGCAATAGAACCAATTGGCAGAGTTGATAATTTACGGATTTATAAAGAACCTGAAGAACTTCATGAATATATGATATTTGTTGATGTTGCAAAAGGAAGAGGTCAAGACTATTCTGTTTTTAATATTATAGATATGTCTGTTAGACCATTTGAACAAGTAGCAGTCTATCAAGATAATACAATATCGCCATTATTGCTACCTGATATAATCTACAAATACGCTAATATGTACAATGAAGCATATGTCATTGTAGAAAATAATGACCAAGGTTCAGTTGTTTGTAATGGTTTGTATTATGATTTAGAATATGAGAATGTGTTTGTTGAGTCTGCAGTAAAAGCCAATGCAATTGGTGTTACAATGACTCGTAAAGTAAAAAGAATAGGTTGCTCAAATATGAAAGATTTAATTGAGCAACAAAAATTAATAATTAATGATGCAGAAACTATTTTAGAATTATCTACCTTTGAAGCTAGAGGAAACTCTTTTGAAGCTTCTTCTGGTAATCATGATGATATTGTCATGAGTTTAGTTTTATTTGGTTGGTTTTCAACCAATGCATTTTTCGCCGAGCTTACGGATATTGATATGAAGTCTTTATTATACTCAGAAAGAATTAAAGCTATGGAAGAAGAAATTGTTCCAGTTGGCTTTTTTGATGATGGTAGAGAAGATAAGTATGAAACAGATAGTGATGGTACCGTCTGGGAGTCAGTAAATACTGGAATTTACTAATATTATAAATATATACGAGTGACTAACAATTCGTATTATGAAATCATATAATAACCCAAGCTTATAATCTTTTTTTGGAGAGGAATAAAAATGGCTTTTCAAGTATCACCAGGAGTTCAGGTCAAAGAGATTGACCTAACGAATGTGATTCCAGCGGTATCCACATCAATTGGTGGTTTTGCTGGCGCATTCAACTGGGGACCAGTTGAAGAGATTCGTACAGTTGGTTCTGAGAAAGAACTTGCGGCGATCTTTGGAACCCCAGATAATAACACCGCGAAATACTTTTTAACAGCTGCTAGCTTCTTAACATATGGTAACGCATTGAAAACTGTTCGTGTAGAAGCGAATGGTATGCTTAATGCTACTACTGGTGGAAGCGGCCTATTAGTTAAAAATCGCGATCATTTAGACGACGTAACAACAACAGGTAACGAATGGATTGCTAAATATCCAGGTGTTCTAGGTAACTCACTAGCAGTTGAAGTATGTCCTGCAGATAGTGCATCTTTCACAGGATGGGCTCATGCAGGTGAATTCGACGCAGCACCAGGAACATCTGATTGGGCATCTGATAGAAGCTGTTCAAACGACGAAATGCATATTGTAGTCATCGATGAAGATGGCGCATGGACAGGAACACCAGGTACTGTTCTAGAAACATGGGCATTTGTATCACAAGCTTCTGACGCACGTTCTGCACAGGGCACATCAAACTACTATAAAGATGTTATCAATGGTAACTCTGCTTATGTTTGGTGGGGAGACCATGCAGCTCTATTCACCAATGCAGGTTCTACTACAGCAACAGTAGCTGGAAACTTCTTAGGAGGTATTACAGCAGCGGTTGTAGCTGAATCATTAGCAGATGGCGCTGATAATAATGCACCAACAGTTGGTGAATTACAATTAGGATTCGATCTATTCGAAGATGCCGAAACTGTTGACGTTAACCTATTGTTCTCTGTACCAGCAGCGAATGGTGGTGACGACGTTACTTTAGCTAATGACCTATTAGCCATTGCAACAGCACGTAAAGATGTAGTTGCATTTATTTCGCCTCCAATCGAGGACACAGTTGGAACATCTACACCAGCAGCCGATGTGAAAGCTTTTGCTGATCAGCTGACATCTACATCATATGGTGTGATTGATTCAACAGCACTTAAAGTATACGACAAATATAATGACGTATATCGCTGGATTCCAGCAGCTGGCCACATGGCTGGTCTATGTGCTAATACAGACCAAGTTGCAGATGCATGGTTCTCACCAGCAGGCTTCAACCGTGGTCAAATCTTGGGTATCACTAAGATTGCTTTCAATCCTAAGCAAGCAGATCGTGATACGCTTTATAAAGCACGTATCAACCCAATCGTATCTTTCCCTGGACAGGGTACAGTACTATATGGCGATAAAACAGCACAAGCTAAACCTTCTGCATTTGATCGCATCAATGTACGTCGCCTATTCATCACATTGGAAAAAGCGATTGCAACTGCTGCTAAATATCAACTCTTTGAATTCAATGACGAATTTACCCGTGCAATGTTCCGCAACATGGTAGAACCATTCTTGCGTGACGTCAAGGGTCGTCGTGGTATTACTGACTTTGCAGTTGTTTGTGATGCAACAAATAACACTGGTGAAGTTGTAGATACAAACCGCTTTGTAGCGGATATCTATATCAAGCCAGCTCGTTCAATTAACTTCATCACATTGAACTTCATCGCGACACGTACAGGCGTTGAATTCTCTGAAATTATTGGTCAATAAGGAGAATAAACAATGGCTATCTTAGGCGTAGATGATTTCAAATCAAAACTAGTCGGTGGTGGTGCACGTTCCAACTTATTCAAAGTTGAAATGGGTTTCCCTGCTGGTATCGCTGGTGCAGCCGAATCAGAAGTTGGTGGCTTTTTAATTAAAGCAGCACAGCTTCCAGCTTCAGTTATTGCACCTATTACAGTTCCATTCCGTGGTCGTCAACTTCAAATTGCGGGTGACCGTACATTTGAACCTTGGTCAATCACAGTATTGAACGACACAAACTTCTTACTACGTGATGCTTTTGAGCGTTGGATGAACTATATCAACTCTCATAACGCTAACACAGGCGAAGTTACACCATCTAACTATTTTGCTGATGCATCTGTTTATCAGCTAGATAAAGATGGAAATGAAGTCAAAGGTTATACATTCCGTGGCATGTGGCCAACGAATGTTGCAGCAATTGATGTATCATTTGATAACGAAAATGCTATTGAAGAGTTCACAGTTGAACTTCAAGTACAGTACTGGGAATCAAACACCACTACTTAATAGCATATAAATAATAGCAGAGGGGATAAAACCCCTCTGTTTATTATAAAGTAG